CTAACTTACTGATTTCAATAATGCTCTGGCGCTGCTATGTATGCTTTGGGGCATCTGTGGGGCAAAATCCGCGAGCCTCTGATTCAGCATTGCGATCTGCTCACTGCTGCTGTCTGCCATCCACGCACCGTACACGTTGAAGACCATCTGGGCGCTCGCATGGCCCATCTGACTGGCAATGAAGCTGGGGTTAGCGCCAGCTGACAGTGACCAGCACGCATACGTGTGACGCGACTGATATGCTTTCCTGTGCCTTATCCCTGCTCGCTTCATCGCTGCGTCCCATAAATCACCTATCGAGTCGACTTTGTAGATGATCCCCACCTGCTGACATCTTCTGACCAGTTGAGGGTTGAAAACAAATGTACACTCGTGGCTCTCAGTTCTGCCGTATTCGCGCAGCTGAACATCAATCTGATGCTTTTTTCCAAGCCTGGTCATTTCCGCCTGATTCCTCAGGACGCTGATCGCAGGCTGAATGAGGTGTATCACTCTGTTGGTACTGGCCTCAGTTTTCGGTAGAGTGAATTCACCCAGTTTTGTATAATTACGCCTGATTGTTATTGTTCCAGCTTCAAGATCGATATCCTCCCAGGCCAGGGAGGTCAGCTCCCCATGACGGACCCCTGTGTATACTGCTAGTGACCACAGGTTTTTCGTCTGCTGATGCCGGCATGCATCAATCAGGCGAATAAATTCGTCACGAGTTAGCGGATCTGGCTCTGCCCTGGCTTTTTTAAGAGGCTTGATCCCGTCGAATGGGTTCGCCTCTAAGTAACCGTGATCTGCGGCAAACTGAAACATTCCGGCAATAGTTGTCATGTAATAATTTACGGTGACAACACTTCGTCCTTTTGCCGGGACCTTCCCCTTCATTGGCATCTGGTGACCGATCAGTAAATCTTTCCTGATATACAGTAATTCCTCTTTAGTCACCGCCGATACCAGCCGATTCCCCCCGATCCTTGGCACCATATTCCTTGTGACCGACTCATAACGGTTGAGTGCGTTCGCGCAGATTTCCATTCTCTTCAGATCCAGCCACTTTTCGGCAAGCTCTGACACTGTAATTTCTTTCTTCCCCACCCCAAAAGTCTTGAGGTTAGGGGAGTCCGGAAACTGTGCCGCGTACTCAAATGTGCCTGTTCTGATGGCAAAACATACCGATGTCCGCAGTTCCCCGGCGATCTTCCTGTTCTTAGCGGTGTCAGGGACACCGAGGCTCTCCCTGACACGCTTACCTTTGAAATTAAACCAGATGCGCAATGTGCCGCCGTGGTTTTCGACGCCTGTTGGATATGTAACTTTATCCATTGATTCCTCCAGACGCCCAAGAGCGATATGAGATTACCTTTTTCATGGCCTCAGATCACCCAGGCTGTTTGTTTTTCATTGAGGCCACCCACGCATCGACCGCTTTACGGTTATACATGCACTCGCTGGAAGGTTTCGGATTTCCGTCCGGTGAAACGTGCACATATTCCCGCCCAACCAGCCAGCATTCTTTTCTGGCCCGAAGGATGGTTCCGGGCTTGAGCCCGGTAACCGCAATCAGAACCTTTTCGCTAACCCAGTCATTCGGTACCAGAAGAACAACGTCGCTCATAATCACCTCACACTACATCCAGGCCACGGCAGTGGCACCACACTTCAAACATCCGCTTAACCACTTCCCGGCAATAAAGCCCCTGAATATCCCGTGTCAGGTCGTAACGATTTCCGTATCGCATACGAACCCACAATTCGAAAGCCTGATTCATCATTTCACTCTCACTTCGATCCCGGCGATGACGCAATAGCGCTCGATAGCTTCTTTCACCCAGCGTCGACCTTGCTTTAAGGCTGGCGGATAAGTCTGTTTGGTCTTTGCTATTTTGTTTAATGCTGAGTTGCT